GGACTGTCAACCAGCAAAATGACCAAAGCCGAAATGTGCGACCTTCAAACATTGATGGAAGCATTTGGCGCAGAGAAAGGCGTAAGGTTTTCCGCATGATGTTTCCAAAGCACGTCTACATTCGCAACAAACGCCTATTGGAGGCCGCTAGACACATTCCTTGCCAGCATTGCGGCATAGAGGACGGAACAGTAGCAGCAGCCCATTCCAACATGGCTAAACACGGCAAAGGAAGGGGAATAAAAGCCGACGATACAAAGATCGCCAGCCTATGCCATGCTTGCCACATGGAACTAGACCAAGGAACTAGTCTCAGTCGGATGGGACGGGAGTTAATGTGGATTAACGCCCATATCAAGACTATTTCCGCATTGAAGGAATTGGGGCTTTGGACTGAGCCTCATGAGAACGGTGCATTGGATGGGCATGAGCCGCATCAGTCTTTTCATGCGCCTTGAGTTCTTTTTCCAAAGCCATCACCTTGCGACGCTCTGCTTTATGCTCTCGCTCAATCTCAAACACAGCAGGCATATTGTGTTTAGCCTCGCCTTTGGTGAACTTAAAATTTGTTGCCATAGCTGAAAATCCCCTATAATGGACGCGTACATTGTACAACCAACCCCAAAAGGAACCTAACATGGGCTACCCCAAAATGGAAAAAATGCCGAAAGGCGCTACCGCTTCCGATATGTCCGGCCAGAAAAAAGTCGGCATTTCCAGCGTTGACAAAGAAGTTTACAAGTCTGGCGCGTCCGGCGAAAAGATGCCTAAAGGCGTTTTGGCTTCGGATATGTCTGGCGAAAAGCGCAAACCTGTTGTCGGCGGTGTCGGCATGGGTAAGGCTGACGGTATCAGCGGACGCGAATCTAGCCACATGGGCAAGACCGACGGTAATCTGGGCGAATTCAAAAACGGCAGTCGTGAACACGAATGCTATTCGCACGAGCGCGCTGAGTACAAATAATCGGGATTGAGTAGAGGCTGCAACCTCTACCGTCCCTGGCCACAACAAGGAGAATTTGCTATGGTTACTGGATATTGTAATTCGTGTGTCTACTTTGAAGACCACAAAATGATGGGAGTGTGCAAACGCTTCCCTCAGTACGCAAACCGCCATGCAACGGAATGGTGCGGTGAACATAAGGCTAAACCACCCTTGAAAGAGGAAGTGGTAGAAGTCTTTGACATTCCTGCCGACATTCCGGCCAAGAAACGCGGACGCCCAGCAAAGGTTCAGCATGATTAAGCCATTGCGCGACAAAATCATCGTTAAGCCCGAAAAACGGCTGAAAAGCGACCTTTTGTACATCCAAACCGCAGAAGCTGAGACAATTGGCACGGTAATAGCCTGTGGCGACGATGCCTTGGCAGAAGGGCTAAACGTAGGCGACCGGATATGCTTCGGTACGCTGGCTAAAGACTATAAAGACGAATACCTCAAGTTTGAACCGCTAGAGATTGACGGTGAACGCCACCTGAAAATGTCTTGGCAGGATGTTTGCTTCGTAATGGAGGCGGCATGACCAACAAACACTTGATACAAAACATTGGTGGGGTGTGGAATGATAGCCCGCATTGGCCAGTTTTGTATTGGGGGGCGGGTATAGCCGAAGGTGTCAAATGGCTTGAGTTAATAGCCGATGACTGGACGTATACGTTCAAAACAACCAAACAGAACTTCAAACTAAATTTTAACTTGCCCTATGGCCCAAAAAGGATAACGCATGACCAAATCTCAAGCCATTAAAGCCTTAAAGCTATTGTCGGCACTTGAATCGTGGGCTATGAGTCAAAGGGGCCTGCCCGATTACCTGCATGAAGACATTCAAAGCAACATGGAAGTTTTAGAAAACATTATTTTGGAGAAAAAGCATGACTAAAGAGCAACTGACCGCAAAAATCGACGACCTGATGAAGCAAGGCCGCCAAATGGAAGTTAACATCCACATGATTAACGGAGCCATTCAAGCGTACCAAAACCTGATTGCCGAACTGGAGAAACAAGATGCCCCTCAAGAAATCGACCAGCCCCAAAGCGTTTAAAGAAAATATCAAGACGGAAGTGAAAGCCGGTAAGCCGGTGAAGCAAGCCGTTGCCATTGCCTATGCGGAAAAGCGGGAAGCCGCTAAAAAGAAAAAATGACATTTATTTATGCATTGGCAGACCCTGAAACTGATGAAGTTCGGTATGTTGGAAAAGCCGACTGTGTAAAAGAGCGTTATGCCAGCCATCTGCGTGAAGCCAAAACTGGCAAGCAATCACATAAATGCAATTGGATTCGTCAGGTAATTGTCAAAAAACAAAAGCCAAAATTGATTGTGTTAGAAAAGGTTAGTCAAGAAGATTGGAAAAAGGCTGAAATCTATTACATTGAAGAATTCAGAAAATTTGGTCATAATTTAACAAACATTGCTAAAGGCGGTGAAGGATTTGAATCTGGCTATGTGCAAGACCATTTGTTTTTGATGAAAAAATATCTTGGAAAGAGATACAACGAGTTGAAAATATTGGGAAACCATAAAGAACTAAGCAGATTAGCAATAACAATGGTTGGATTGGCAGACAAGCGACCCGACATTGTGCCTAAACGATGGATGGCGATTCAATTGCCTTGAAAATATGGAAGAAACTAAAAAAAGAGGGCGACCAACCCTATTTCAAGAAGAATATGCAGATCAATTGATTGCATATTTTGATATTGAGCCTTTTGAACGTAGACCATTGCTAGATGCACAAGGTAATGAAAAAGGCAGCGAAATCGTACCCGCTAAGTTCCCAACCCTTGCTAGATTTGCCACAATGATAGGTGTCACACGGGAGACATTGCACGATTGGGCGACATCTAAAGATGATGATGGTGAGTTAAAGCATCCAAATTTTTCTTACGCCTACAAGAAAAGCAAGGAATATCAGGAAGCAATTCTTGTTGAAGGTGCTATGGCAAATGCTTTTCACGCCAATTTCAGCATCTTTACGGCTAAAAATGTGCTTGGCTGGCGAGATAAGAGTGAGCAAGAAATCACGGGGGCTAACGGCGCTCCCTTGCTTGCTGGGATTCAAGTCACTTTTGTAAAGCCTGATGAGCATTGAGAAGGCAATTAAGAATGTCCAGTTTCCGCAGAAGCTGGCGTTTCTGTTTGAGCCGCAACGCTACAAGGTTTGCTATGGTGGTCGCGGCGGTGCTAAATCATGGGGAATTGCTCGTGCGCTTTTAATTTTGGGGGCTAAGTCTCCGCTGCGTATCCTGTGCGCCCGTGAGTTTCAGACTTCAATCAAGGATTCCGTCCACAAGCTACTGTGCGACCAGATTGATAGCATGGGGCTAACTGGCTTCTATGAAATCACCGACAAAAGCATTCGCGGCAAAAACGGCACAGAATTCTTCTTTGTTGGCCTGCGGAACAACGTCACCAACGTCAAATCAATTGAAGGTGTGGATAAGTGTTGGGTAGAGGAGGCACAAACCGTCTCCAAGACTAGCTGGAATACGCTGATACCTACCATCCGCAAGGAAGAATCCGAGATATGGGTTAGCTTTAACCCTGAACTGGACACCGACGAAACATACCAGCGGTTTGTGCTGAATTCACCAGCTAACTGCAAAGTTGTAAAGATCAACTGGTCGGACAATCCCTGGTTCCCTGAGACGCTACGCCTAGAGAAGGACGCCCTGCGGGATAGGGATATAGAGGCTTACAACACGGTTTGGGAGGGTCTGTGCAGGCAGACAGTGGATGGGGCTATCTTTGCTCGTGAAATCCAAATGGCTGAACTGGAAGACCGGATTACCCGTGTAGCTTATGACGCCACAAAGCCTGTTCACGCTGTGTTTGACTTGGGATGGTCTGACGCTACGGCAATATGGTTCGTCCAGTTTATCGGCATGGAAACCCGTGTAATTCGATACATTGAGGATAGCCAAAAGACCATTAGCGACTATCTAGCCAAGATGCAAACCTATGGCTACGTTTACGATACGCTGTGGCTTCCCCATGATGCAGAGAATAAGACCCTTGCAGCGGCAGGGCGTTCTATTGACCAAATTGTCCGTGCAGCAGGCTATAAAACCAAAATAATCCCGCGAACGCCCATTGTGGACAGTATCAACGCAGCGCGGACGTTATTCCGCAATTGCTGGTTTGATAGGGAAAATTGTTATGATGGGCTACAATGCCTTCGTCACTATAAATACGATGTAGACCCAGACACAAAGCAATTCAGTAAAAACCCGCTGCATGACCAATATTCACACGGTGCGGACGCTTTCCGAATGCTTGGCCTGGTGGTTAACGAACCGAAACGCAGAGTAAGCAAACCCAGCTACGCCATGCCACAAAGTTGGATGGGCTAAAGGATATATATGAGCGATTACGACGGCGACTACGACCCAATCATTGACGAAGCCAAAGACTTTCTAAAGCTGTGCAATGATGCGGACACTATGAACCGCCAAGAAGCCTTGGAGGATTTGAAGTTTGTTAACGGCGACCAATGGCCCGTCGAATTGCAAAACTCGCGCAATCTGGAATCTCGCCCAATCCTGACGATTAACAAGCTGGACGGATACTGCCGCCAAGTCACCAACCAGCAGCGCCAGCAACGCCCACGCATCAAAGTACACGGCACTAACTCCCAAGCGCAGGAAAAGACCGCCGAAGTTATTGAGGGCATGACACGGCACATTGAAGTCAATTCCAATGCTGATAACGCCTACGATACCGCCTTTGACCACGCTGTACGCATGGGATG